ATCGTTACCGTTGGCCAGCTCTTTAAGCTGCACAGCCAGTGCGCCAAGTAGTGTGGTCATGGCAAATAAGGAAATGCCATAAGCTGCTTTACCTTTCACCCCATCCTGCGCCATTGCACGTGAACCATGGCGCATTAAAAATGCTGCTGGGAATGATTTAAACTGAAGCATGGATTTCACCAGCTCCCCCATACCTGTGCCTTTTCGTTGACCTGCACTCATCCATGTACGTTCACGTAATCCAGCCTCAACCACGGCCATGCCCTGCTCATCTAACAAATGTGCCTGAAATTGTGTGGCTACTTCATCGCGGATTTTTTGCGGGTCGCCAAATTGAGTTAATTGATCATCTGGAATTTCATAAATAGAACGCGCAGACATTAACTGGTTGCCTTTCCGATCCACGACCGGATCAGCCAGGCGCATAACTTCCCAAGCTCGTTCATTCAGTCCGGTTTTTTCCATTAGCTCACGATCCATTGCGTCCAGATCAGCCCATGCTTTAGATCGGGTCAAAGTGCCGTATTTATGCATAAGCATCTTGGTGAAGCCGACTTTTGATGCTGCTGTGAGTGCATTCAGGCCAGATATACGCATAACCTGTGAAGCAATACCACTGGATACCCGAGCCAGTTTCTGTGACTTGCCATGCACTGAAGTTAGACCATCATCAGACCAGCGCGCAATAGATCCGAGCATTTCTTCAGTGGCCAAACCTAAGCTGTGCGCCAGCTGCCGATCTTCTTTATTTTTCGGATTGAGTTGCGAAATCAGCTCACCAAAAGTTTTACGGTAAGCAATGCCATGGATCGATGCGGTCTTTGCAATCATGGCCTGATCCGTGACGGATGAAATCGTGGTACCGCCCAACATAGAGAACACGTTCATAGAACGATATGCCAAGCCTAGATTGGCCAACACTTCTGATTGTGGTGTATTCTGGCCAGAAAATTCCTCAAACATGGTCTGTGCACGCTTACGGCTCTTGCCTGTAGTATCTGCATCTAATCCATTTTTCCAGTCCTTTTGCTCGGCTGCATCCATCAGGATACGCATGGCATTTTTCGGACTACTACCCAATTTTTCAACCATAGCAATATCTTTAGATAGCCCATTAATATGTGCTTCCACAAGATCAACAAATGTCATGCCACCGAACTCAGCCTGATATTCCAGCCATGCATCCGCATCCTTAAAATGCAGCACCCGGCTTTCAGAATGCCGGCTGGTAACTTTGGAATTACCGCCAAAGGACTGCCGGCCAATTTCAGTTTTATTGGCACCATTACTGCTCAGTGTGTCAAACGAGTGCTCAAGCAGGTCGCGGATCTCCTGCTGTGAGTAATATGTGCCATCTTCATGCACGTATTTTGAAGTATCGATTTTAGATTCAGCAAAGCGCACCCATGCTTCCTTTCCAGCTTTGACGATCTTTTCAAGGCTGTGAACTTGGGGCAATCCCCAGTTATCAAGCTTGCCAATATCACCCCCAGCACGGTTGAAGCGTTCCCGCATGTTTTCGAATACTTCACCCATCTTGTCTGAAATCTTCTTGGCTAACGGGTCGCCAGTGTTATCACCAAAGCGTTCACGGACAATTTTTGTGACTAATTCCTTATCGGTGAATACACCCAAACCGCCTTTGATGTTTGCATAGAATTTATGTAATTCGCCTTTGATTGGTGTGGCGATGCCTTTAGCCCATGAATCTATAGACTGAATACCAGACATATCACCATGCGCTGCAACCATACGATCTACAACTTCACTGGCGGTTAAGGTTGGATGATCCAGCAGGGCAAGGTTTTTGTTTTGAGTGAGAATGTCACGTGCGGCAATAGCATGCTTTCGTTTTAATTGCACCTGAATATCCTGTGCGACAAACTCACCGGCTTTCACCAGTTTTTCAGCATCAGATAAATTGCGCCAGTTCTGAATATCTTTTTTGGCCAAAGACTTCATCGCGTCCTTGATCCGGTTTTCAATGTCGGTGGCTTCTTGCTGGTTTAGTGTGGCCTTGCCGAGTGCTTTAGCTACGGCGGCCTTGCATTGGTCTTTCATAATAAAAATGCCCAGATAATTTCCATCATCTGAGCATTAGTTAGAGTGTGGTTTGTTGGGTAAAGCTTAAGGCTTAAGCTTATTTGCCATCTCATTGAATAATTCTTTTACATCAAAAAGGGATTGCTCATATTCTCCATTAAATAAATTATCTACATGATCAAACCGTTCCTGTGTAAGTACGCATAGCACTTCGAAATCATATTCTCTTTGAGTGAGTATTAATGCATCCAACCCGAATTCGCTATTATTTCTTGATCTGCTCAAATAGCTACGCACTATATTTTCTAAAGACTGCTTTACATGATCTTGGTCATTAAGATCGATCCACTCGTCAATAGAGTTAATATATAAAACATCATTATCCACTGGACATATTGAAGTAGGTACAGCCCTACCGAAATGACTAATAGGACTTTTTTTAATTACATCCATATAACTTGTATTTGAGATCCACTTATCCCAATCAAAATTCTCTGCATTATTCATAAGCAATTATCTCAAGGTGATTTCATGTTCAATCTTTTTTCTTTTCAAAAGATATAACGTCACTCCCCAAACTGTAAAGCACAACTAATCGCAGTCTGTGCGGCCAAAGTATCTTCTTGTGCCTGACGCGCTTCAGCTTCCAGTTCATCCAGTCGTTCACGTAAAGACATGGTGATTTCTTCCATTTCTCCATCAGGACGCATACGGCTGACTGAAATCTGCTGATCCGGATTCTGCATAATGATATCCAAGGCGGCTGATTCTTCTGGTCCATCACCAAACAATGAACCCTGACGCGGATCGCCCATGGAATCAATTTCATCAATCCTGCTTTGAATGTTCTCACCAATGGCTTTTGTACTACGCTTGTTTTGATCAAAGACATTCAGGAAATCACGCGCCCCAGGTGAAAGTCCATCATCAATAAGCTGACCTTGATTTAAATAATCCGGAACGGTCTGGCCGTTGGCTTTCAGATCACTGAGCTTTTGCGCTGCCTGTGCCAGATCCTTGGCCAAAGTATTTTGATGACGGCCACCTTGCTTCACTAAACTATCAAGCTGTGCCAATTGCGGTGCAGCACGGAGCAAGGCATTCAATACAGTCTTGCTGTCATCGTCCAGATTCTCAGCCATACGACCAATCAGTGATGAATCCTCATAGGTGCGTTGCATAATGGCCGATTCAATACGGCGTTTTCCTTCCTGGCTTAATCGTCCGTCACCGGTAATCACTGTGCCCTGTTCTGACTTTGGCAACGACCCCACAAAACCGCGTACAAAGTCCATAGAGCCATCTAAATTAATTGAGCCATCATTGTTGATCTTCAGCAAAGAAGCATCAGGCAGACGATCTGAGTCGCTCACAGCACGTTCGGTTGCGGAGTACTGCGCCACATCGGCTTGATTGGCAAGTTGAGTAAATTGCACACGGTCAGTATCAGTTAAACGTGTCCGGACTAAAACAGGATTATTGATGCCAGCAATATCAATGCCGCGCTCTGCTGCATACTGTTCCAGGAATGCCCGATATTCTTCAGCACGGCCCGATTCATAAGCCTTCGCAATGGCCAGCGTACGTCCGTTGCCTGACTCCACCACGTTATCCATGCCGATAATTGGAGCACCATTAGATAACATATTGGACTCACCTAACCATTCAGGCTTCAGGTTCTCAGCCATACGTTCAATCTGTTGACGTGATGCTTCCCGGGTACGGTCACGCGGTTGTAATTCAGATGGATAAAGCGGATTTACACCGTATGCCAGATCATTTGATGCAATTAGGTCGCCAAGTGATTTAATTTCATCAGCAAACTGATAAGTACTACCATCCATGCCTGTTGCAGTGGAAATATTATTACCAGTGTAATTTTTATATTTACCAGTACCGATAAAATCCCTTACGCGATTGACATAATTTATGGTTTCTTGCGCCTTGGGTTTGCCATTTTTCTGCATGGCTTTGCCATTTGCAAAGCCACCATTGTAGTGAGCAGCCAATACCAAAGGATCTTTGGTTTTATACTGCTGTGACATTTCCCGGACAAGATACAGCGCCATTTCAGTAGCGTGTTCAGGGTTATTAACATCCCATTTCTTTTTATAGTTACGCTCAAGCCCTGCTTTGGTGTCAGGCATGATTTGCATGATTGATTGCGCACCGACTGGTGACACTTGCCAGTTATGCGATTTTTCACCAGCACGGCGAATTGAAAGCAGTAGTGGTACCGCCCAATCCATATCCATTTCTTTAGCTTTTGAGTGCAACATGGAATCTAGGCGCGGATCGTCGTAGCGGATCTTGCTGTATTCACTTGGCGCAATACGTACTGCTGCTTTCTTCTCCTCACCCTTCACCGGATGCACCACGTTTACCGGACGACCCATGCGGATTGCTTCAACTGAAGAATCCAAGTTTTTTAAATGGTTGTTGTGTTGGATCGGATCGGCTGGGTTTACTGGAGCGAGAGTTTCCTCAAACTCCAATTCATTTAAAACCAGTGCTGCCTGCTGCTGTTCTGGTGTGACATCGGGATTATTGAAATACTTGCCTGCGCCACGTGCTGCACCGAAAAACATGGTATTCAGCAAGATATCTGTAGTGACTGATTCGGCTGTGACTTCGTATTTTTTAGCCTGTTTGTCGTAACCCTCTGATTCAAGAATTGCACCGGATGCAGCTTGGCCACCAATGGATAGACCAGATGCGCCACCAACGGAAAGCAGACCATCTTTAATGATGCCACCTGTGCCCTTCCAGCCATAGGTTAAAGGCAATAAGGTTGATACTGTCGCTACAGCTGAATCTGTTAAAGCAACTTTTGCGGCAGTCTCATTGTCTACGCCGTCACGAGTTAAATCGCCATAAACATAATTCCCTTCAGATAAGCCAGTAACAGCTGCTGCACCTGCCGGGCCACCCAATGCCGAACCTACAACGGCACGTGTCGCATAGTCGCCCAGACTGAATGCGATATTGCCGACTGTGCCGGTATTCTCTTTATCCTCTAAGTATTCAATAGATTCATATACCAGATCATCACGCGTCTTTTGCTTACGTTCCTTGTACGCCGAATATGGCTCGCTAAATTCCTCTTTACTAACATCATCAAGGGAATATGAAACACGGTCCACAACTGCATCAACTGGCGCAGCAATGGCATCACCGACTTTGGCAAAGCCAGCTGCAGCACCACGAAACGGTGCAGCCACTTTAAACAATGCGCTGGATTCTTCTTTTTGCTCAATGGGTGCATAACTCACACCTGGTGCATTAAGTTGATCAACCTGCTTTTGATCACTGCTTGAGTATTCAGATAGCCAGTTACTCATTACTTGGTTGCTCCCTGCATATTGATCCGCCACATCACGCCACCCACTTGCAACGGCGCACCACGTTCATTGATCAGGTCATATTGGATCTCGCCTTTTTTAGATCGCTTGTCAGATCGGCGCAGGCGTAAATCTTCCAGTTCGGCTGTGCTGATACCAGTGGCCTGAGAAATCGCGGCATAGCCTTTGCTGACTTCACTTTCAAAACGGTCATCATCCATACCGTAGGGTTTGGATACTTTCCATGTTTTATTGCCGGTACCATACTTTAAGCCTTGGTCATATACGCCACCTGTAGCCATACTTAAAGCCGCATTCGCAATACTGGTTTCAATGGTTTCGTTTGTTCCACCTTGTGCATTGCCACGTTCCATCAAATGCGCATAGATCGATTTGAATGTTGAATACGTCATATTGGCAGTTTCGCCAGATACAGAATTACCCACATATTCATTAAACTTTGTTTTTAGAAGATCATCTTTCGGCATGATCAGCTGCTTATTCTTAAGTGCCTGAGTTCCAGAAATAATCGCAGCTGCTACATCTTCACCATCACGTGAACGATAGTTATTGGCACGTGCCACACCCGCCATTAAATAAGATAGATCGCCACCCCCTAGCTGCCCCATAGTCGCTGACCAGATCTTGCTGCCATTCGGTACGCCTTTTGATTGGTTGATCAGCTCTCCAATAAAATCCAGTTTGTCATTCACAGACTTCGCTTCAAACGCCTGTTTAGCTTCTGCTAGATCTTCTGCAGCAATCGGTTTCACCACAATGCTTGGATCTTTAAGCGCCAGCTGACTCACGCCGTTATCAATCGCTTTGGCCGCAAATGATTTTGGATTGGCTTTCAGTTCACCAGCATTCAGGCTATGCGTTTCTAAACCTGCTTCACGTACAGCCTGATTTGGGTTGTTCTTATTGGTATCCATTTTTGACTTATGAATAGACTCGTACACACCTAAAATCTTTTCCTCAGTCGCCGGATCTGCTGATTTGTTGTTGGCCATAGCTGCTTTCTGTTGATTGATACGTTTCAGCTGCTCAGGTGTCGACAACTTGGAAAAGCTCTGGAAGTTATTCGACTGTGATTTGTAGAAGTTATATTCAGCTTCATGTTCAGTGCCGACCACTGCACCGCCCACACTTGCCAGATAATCATCATCCAAAGCACGACCAGTCAGCACCTGAGATTTAAAATCATTCAAAACTTTGCCGGCTAACTGCAGACGTTTATTTTCTTCGACTTCAACCTGTTTATTGATTGCATCGATCCGGCTGAGTGCCTGCGCTTTTTTCTGCTGTACTTGTGGGCCATCGATATAGCCGTATTTACCACTGTCCATATCTGTGATGAGTGCTTGCAGATCCGCAGTATTCTTGCTTTCAATTGCTGCAGTAATACGCCCATCGATATCCAGCACATCACGTGTGGATTCGTAGCCATAAATACGTGCCTGTTTTTCTGCTTCAGACAGATTCAATGTGGCCAGATTGGATTCAAGATATTCACGGCCAGCCTTACGATCCATACGTGTGCCGATCTCTGTCACACGGTCAGCCAGTACAGTGTCTTTCTTAGAATCTGCGCTTAATTGCAAAGGCAGGAATGCAGTAGCATTGCGGCTAACATTACTGGACCAATGCTGACTTAATGCCTGATGTGCATGTCCGGGCAACTCACCCTCCATATCTTTGAAACGCTTTTCAGACCATTGCTGTAATGTTTTATTGGCTACATCTGCATTCATTGCGCCGTTGGCCACATCGTTTTTAAGCAATGTTACCTGCTCTGATAGCTCGGTAGTCAGAACATCATCCAGCTTAACCTTGGCTTCTTTCTCTGCCAGATCGTTATGATAAAGCTCTGCACGTTTGGCAGATACATCGGCTTCATCGGATTTTCGTCTGCGTTCATCAATGATGCCGTCAATTGTCTTACCAATACTTCCGAGTCCGGTCATCGGCGTATGCTGCTGCATCACTGGTCGAGACACATCCCGACCTTGAGATTTTGGAATTAACGCCATTATTTCCATCCTCCTGTTGATGCTGCACCCATAAAGTCAGAGGCGGCTTGCATTGCATAATTGTTACGTTGCATTTTGCCCTGCATGCGAACCTGTTTAGCCTGATAACCTGCATCCGAAATATTGAGTGATGCGTTATAGGCTGCATCAGAAATATGCTCGTCCTGAAGCATTGCTGCTGCACCCAAGTCAACATTCACACCATTTTCCGCAGCCTGTGCACGCGCCGTTGAAGCATTGCTCTTACCTTGCCGCTTCATTTTTTCGGCTTCTGCACGTGCGACTGAATTGATAGTTTTGGCATTACCTTTGGACACAGCATCCGCCATTTGAGCATTTGCCATGTTTTGAACGCCTTGCATGATTCCGCCTGGATTGCACATGATTAGACCTCCACTTCAAGAACATAGCCGACCAATTCAAAGCCTAATGATTCATACAACTTTACAGTGCGATCCGCATGAATACCGGTGATGGTGCCGACCTGAATCCGATCTGCCTTGTTCATATCCGCCCATACTTTGAATGTTTCAATCAGATCACTGGCTGCACCAGATTTACGATACTCAGGCAGGACATAAAGCCCCTGCTCATAAGCAAGTTTCTGGCCTGTTCGCCAATCAATATCAATCGCACCGATCAATGTACCTACCGGATTCGAGTACTCGTCTATCACGATCAAGATGGACTCAAGCTCATTAATCAAATACGTAAATACATTTCTAGCGCGCTTCTCATCAAAGCCCTGCTTTTTAAACCGTGGTGATTCATTGGTCAGACGCTTGCCCCAGTCAACAAGCGTGTCTAAATCTTCTAGTGTTGCTGCACGTACAAGCATCTTTATCTCTCATTCATTGATACCAACATAGCTACACTTTGGACGTGGAAAGGCAGCGGTTTGTTGTGTGTTATTTTTAATTCCATTTCGTGCAAGGTCGACCAGCCATTCATGCTGACACTGACCGGTCCTGTATAAGTCAGGTTCTGGAAGGCAGACTGGTTAAACGACTTATGTTCCAGATCGTACTGGTTGCACTGGCCACCAATTGAATTACGCACATATAAGACCGTTTCATGCGCCTGGATCTTATGGAACATTGCAGTATTGGGAACTTGGCTGTGATCCGGTGGTAGAAACTCAACTTCCATATTGAACGGCTGGCCAATTCTTTTAACCTCACCTTCTGCCGCGAAAAAATCACTTTCCTGATACCAGTAGCCTTCGCTGTCCTTCCAGTGCATCACCCGACTATTGAGGTTTTGTGCAACACCTTCCGGCGATGTTGTATTAAAAGACAAAATGTATGAGCAGTCCGTAAACAGATCATTATCCATCTGCTCCAGATACACTGCATTTTTGCGTTGGACTAATATGAAACACAGGTCATTGCCGGTCGCTTGAGGCAGGGCACAGACTGAACGTACAGATCCACCGAAGTCATGCTGTGCCCAGGCATTCATTTCCTGATCACGGTTTAAGGTAATACTGGCCACCATGCCATCACCGAGCACCATCCAGACCAGGCTATACGGCGTTTGCTGGTAGGTCAGTTCTTTGATACCGCCATGATCCTCTGCAACGTGTGGTGCAATCGCTGATAGTTCAGGACTTACCAGACCATCCACCTCATAACGATAAGACAGAGCACGTAAACGGTTACCGCCACGCTGGACAAATAACAGCTCATTACCGACCAGACATGGACGAACATTAGACTGTGCGCCGTAGGTTGTATGCTGTTCGATCTGGGCTGATGCAGGTGTAAATGCACCAGCTGAACTAATCAGGAACTCAGAGCCACCAGTGAGCGCGACTACACCACCACGTTGTGCCAGATGCAAAATATTGTCTGCTTGTGCAGATGATGAAGCCATACTAAATGCGCTGGCATCGTCCGTTGCTTCCAAGAAATCACCATCATTTCCGATTGCACTCACCCATAACTGGTTCGGGTTGTTTTTGGTGTTAGCAAAGACCAGACGCTGTTTAAAGAATGTCACTGTGGATGGATAGCCAGTAGCTGCTGTAAACGCTGCCGTATTCAAGGTCCATGATTTAGCAATAGCCTGAACATCAGCATTCAGTTTTACCAGTACTTCACCAGTTGCCACTGTACCTGATGTGATTTCGGTAATTCTGACTTGGCCGCCGTTAATATTGACGATTGCGCCTATGTGAGAAGTATTGAAAATAGGTATGTCATACCAGGCAACTTCCTGCCACTTGTCATTCAGATCCGTTGGTTCAGATGCGGTGTTATCTGATACTGCTTCCCATGTTTTAAGCAGGTGAATAACGCGCTCACCAATGATGTAGTTTTCAGTATTCTTCCAGTTTGGATATGATGAAGCAGTCAGCGTAATGGTTTTACCAACATCCGTACCATTTGGCTTCAAAGCCACGTTAGGCGTGGTATTGATTTCATCCACTGGTGCAGTGACAAAGGTAAACGGCGCAAAATCCCAATTATCAAAGTTCTTACTACACACCAGACGATGTACCGGATGATCACCCTGAACAAAGAACATGCGATAACGCGAGTGCGCAACCTGGATCTGCGCCACTTGAGCTGCTGTACTGTAAGGCGTACTTTGAGAATGCACGACAGTCATGGTCAAAGGATCATAAACCCGAATCCTGTTTAGCTCCAAAATCAATAAAAATGGATTATCCGAGTTCGGCACAAACGGGATGAGACGAAGCGCATTCTGAAAAGTTCCACGCCACCAGGTACCCGGACGTTTCTTTGCACCACCCTCTACCAGCGGGATTGCATTTAATAATTTTTTAGCGCCGTTGCCATACTGCTGCACATCAGTCCGAGTATGCAGTAACGGTGATAGCTCACCGCTGGACAGGTTATTTTTAAGTAGCCATTGCTTCATTAGTAGCGACTCCCGATATAACGTGATTCCTCATATACGATGTCTTCAGAAGGTCGTTCTTGCGCATTGATCGTACGTGCACGCTTGATCAGATCGCGGTACTGCGCTTCTGCCGATTGTCCTGCTGCATCGCTACCAGTATTCGGTTTGCATAGCTTGGCGGCCATTTTAAGTGACATGGCTTCCACCAGCATTGAATCCCAAGAATCTTCATTATCGTTATCAAAAATATATTCAAGGTTGATCTGCTGCTGATTGGCCAAGATATAACGATTCTCGACCTCATATTTTTCTATATTGACACTGATGATCCGGATGAAATCACGCGGCAATGGGAAAGAATGGGTATAACCAAAGGCCGGGTAAGTTGTCACTGGCGCAAGAATGGTACGTTTCTTTGCACACGACCAAGGATGATCACGCAGGATGGATTTCCGCACCTGGTCATAGATACTGCGGCAGCGTTCAGCACGTGCTGTGTTCTCATCAAAAGATGCAATAT